TGGTTCTCGAATTCCTCGCGCGCCGCGACGATTAGGCTGCTGATCAACGTGTCGTCAGTGCTGATGTCCACACGACAATGAGCTTTGGCTTCAGTCGCGCTTACGGGTTCGCTTGTTGGGCCGGTCACCAGTCTGAGATTCATTCGTGATCGCCTTTTCCTCTGGTACTATCGTCGCTCGTTCCGCCGGTTGCGCTACTGGTTCCGCGTAGCCGCCATTCAGCCAAGCCACCGCGGTTTCTGGATCTACATCAACCACTTGACCCGCCATCAGGCAGCCATCAACCCCCGCTGCTGTGGACAACATTCTGACTTTCATCAGCCGATCACCACATGGAACGCGCCGGTTTTCACCGCGCCACCACTGGCAATGACGATCTTGATCCGGTCATTTGCCACGGTGATCGGCGCCAATACTGCCTCGCCGCCAGCCGCATACAGCGCCGCAACCCCCGCGGTTGTGTGCGTTGCTTGTCGTGGCGCACGGATGGCTGCGGCGTCTACATTGTCTTCGTCCCAAATGATCTGGGCCGTCGCCTCTGCGGTGATGACGAAATCAACCCCGTTGGCGAAGTCCGTTTTTACATAGTGGATCTGCAATACTTGACCGGTTGTCACCGGTGTATAGCCGGTTGCTGCTCCGTCCGCGTCGGTTGTCAGTGTGACTACATGGCGTTGTGCGTGCATGGCGATCCTCCGTTACGGGCTGACTGTTGCGCTAAACGGAGTCGCTTCCGCGCCGCCGCCCGACTGCGTGAATGCCTGGCAAGACCAGAAACCCGCCTTGTAATCAGTGCATCGAATGTACCCGCCGACAATGCCGCCAGTGCCAGCCGCGCCCGCGAACGTCATGGTGTCGTCGCCAGCGTCAGCGCGCCACACCTTGACGTTGCCGTCCGTGTCGGTATCCTGTTGGATATTGATACTGCCGTCCATCACATCGGTGGCGTTTGCCACCTTTATGATGTTAGCCGCGCTCGTGGCAGCAACCCCAATCACGAAGGTGTACACATGGCCTGTACCGGTTGCCGCGGGCAGTGTCGCCACGGTCCCCGATGCTTTGCCAAACTGGATCACCTTGCCAGCGTGCAAGGCTGCTGTCACCGCAAGCGTGTCGCCGTTGGCCGCGATTGCCGCGCCCGCGCTGATGTCTGCCACCGCGTTGATCTCGGCTGCCGTCGCCGCAATTGCGGTCCCCGCAATCTTGAGAGATCCCCCGCTCTCGATGTCGATCTCCCCGCCGCTTGCAACGTCAAGAGATCCGCCAATGACGGTCCGCGCGCCGCCCTGCTCGTTGTAATTTGATGTGGTGTAACTCATCTTGTTTGCCTTTCATGGGCTGGACTATGGATAGTTGTCCACAGCCCAGCCCCGATTTGAGATAGGATTTAGGCTTCCGCGGGCGACGCCAGTACGGTGCCGGTGTGACTCACGGGCTGATCCTTCGGTCCATACAGGATCGCAACCGTGTCCCCAAACGCAATGTTCTGCGTTGCGCTGGTGATGGTGCTCATCACATAGCGTTCACGCGGTCGGTACACATCGACCTTTAGGATTTGACCGTTGATGTCGTCATTGACTGCACTGGTCAGCGCATCCGATCCACTGGCAAGCGCGGCCATATCAGTACCGTTAGATAGCGCGCCCTGGCTGACAGTCAGAGTGGCGACGCCACCCGCAACCGAGTCAAGGATCGACACCAGGAAGATCACGCCTTCGTAGCCGGCGGTATCCACAACACTCGAATCACTGTCAGTGTTGTTGGCTGCGGCTACGGCGGCGTCCACATAAGAAACTGCAATTTTGTTAAGCAAGTTCTGCATTTTGAACCTTTCTACAAGGATAGATTTTCTTAAGACAGGGATTGACTGTTGTCCGAATCTCAGAGACTGAAATCAACAGTGCTGAATCAGTCTCTGAGTTAGTTCAGAACAAGATCAAGCAAGTTTTACTCTGACAAACGCCTCTTCCAAAACTGGAAGGCCATCGCTCTCCATCCTACCAATCATGCCGACCTGGTTGGTCTCCGCGTAAAGCTCATTCAATCTGATCATTTCCATGAGCAGCGAGTCAGCGATCCAGTAGTTACTAAAATCGCCCAGAATGCCGACATACAACTGACTGGTGAAAGTTGATGGCGCATATTCAGACATGAACAGCGGAATCCCCAACAGGCGGTCAGGTTCGCCCACTCGCGTGGACTCTTGCCACAGATAGCGGCCCTCGCCATCCTTCAGCTTGGCAATCGCCTTGACACCGGTTCGGTGCATCAACCAGCGCGCCCGCGGCCAGTAATTCTGCTTGAGCGCGTACTTGGCTTCGTACAGACCATCCATGGTCATCGCCGTTGTGGTGTTGCCTGTGGACACATCGCGCCCCGTGCTGATGCCCTGCGCGCTTGCGGTGAAGACGCCGAGCGGCTGTTGCGCGCCGTTGCCAGTAAGCAAGGCTTTCTCAAAGGTGATGCCGAACTTGTAGGCAAGCCGGCTCATCACGAGCTCATCGGCGCGTGGAGCTTTGCGCAGGAGTTTGCGACTCACCTTAATTCTTTTGGCTAAGGGGTGAGGGTTAAGCTCTCTCTTGCCAAAAGCCATGGTCGAATCTTCGCTGCCGGTTGCAAGCTCTGTGGTCCAATCCGCATCAGCGGGATCGGCGTCCAACGAAGGTACACCAAGGGACTCGCCATCAGTCACTGACAACACGGTTGCCCACTGCCGCAGGTACACGGCGTCGTCAACCGCTTGAATCAGGCGGTCCACAAACTGCAAGGGCGCGTACAGGTTGCCGCCAGCGGTATCGAGATCGGCCTGCAAGGCGCGCCGTTCCGCGGGCGTCTCGTTATAGCGAGTCCAGGCGTTGAAGGCCGCGCCATACTCAGGCGCCGCCAGGCGGGTAAGGTTGCCGAGGTTGCGAGATTCCAGCCCCGCCATACTGCGAGATCGAAACTCATAGGCGGCTCTCTCAGTGTTGCCAGTGTCGCCGGGCTGATAGCTGTCGGCCAAGCTGCGTTCAATGGCGGTCTGCTGCTCGGCGCGTTGGATCGTTTCGCCCAGATCGTTGGCAGCGGTGAAAGCAGCATCGTAGTTGTTCTGCTCTTCTTGGGTCAGTGCCCGTTTCTCTTTGCTTGCGGTGTCCAGGATGGCGCGGGCATCTGCGATCAGTTTGGCGCGCTTCTGGAGAAGTTCAGGAATGTTCATCTTTGATACCTTTCTTGGTAAGAACTGCTGTAATGTCGTCTTGATACTTCAACTCGCTACTCATGCGCGCCCGCGCTTGTGCAGCTTCTTGATCCGCCAAACTTGTGGCCCCACAGAGTTCAGCGGGTATTCCGGGGATGTCCCCGTATATGTCTCTTGTACCGATACTGGTTGCGGGATAGGCTGGGAAAGTCACAGGCGACACTTCAAACAGTCGCACCTTGCGCAACGTGCGCACGATCCGCCCGTCTTCCTCTCGCCATTCGTCGCCACCCTCCACAACGTTGAAAGCAAAACTCATTTGATCCACGTCGCCGCGCTCAATGCTGATGGCAGCGTCGCGGCCGATGGTCGTATCAGGTAGAGTGATGTCCACACGCAAGCCGAGGTCATCTTCTCTCAGGCGCAACGTGCCGGCCTTTGTGCGCCCCAGCACCTGGCTTGTGTCGTGGTTCCACAGTGCGCGGATGTCGCCATCGGCGAGGCTTTCGGCAAATGCACCGCGGCTTATTTCCTCGACAAACCCGCCCAGGTTGACAGAGCGACTGTTGAAGACCGCCGCGTAACCAGTCAAACGCGTGGCGCCGTCGTCCGTTGGTTCTGCTCTCAATTCGTTTAGGTCAAAATATCGTCTTTCCACTGGTCCCCCTACTTTTGGCACTTTGGACATTTGATCTTGCCCATACCGCGACATCTGGCACACGATCCGCCGCGATTGTCGCAACCTGGACACACCAAAATCTTTTTATCGTCGCAAACCTTGCACACAGTTGCACTCCTATGCCCTCGCGATCCAGGTATCGAAATAGGCGATTACTTTTTCCATCTCCGTAATTGCCACGGCGTAACGCCGATCTGCCTCGCTGCGGTCGTTGGGTTTGGCGTCCCTCATTTGCTTTAGGGATTGCCGCAGACTCTTCAAGACCTCGTCGTTTTTCATTTCGTTTTGCATTTCCCGTAATCTTTCTTGCATAAATTGACCGCGAAGCTCTTCCGCTTCCGCCAATAGCCGTTCATAGTCTTTCGGCAAGTTGCCTTGCTTGCTCATGTCGATCATGGTTCCCCCTATGACGCTACGGTCATGCAGTTGCAGCCACTGTGGAGCGGAGGATGCTTGATAGATCGTCTTATCAGCAATGCCGCCGCGCCCCCTGGTGAGAATTCGCCCGCGTCCATAAATGTGCGGTCATACCCTACGATGCGCCCGTTGAGCGCGTCACAGTATGGACAGTTCTCGCCGCTTGCTACCCATCTGATCGCCGTCACCGCTGCAAA